ATTTACTTCTACTTGTGGTAGAATATACTTGTATACTGAAGGAGTTTATACTATGTCAAAGCGTGATCAGTTCAGAAAAGAAATCAAAGGTACTGTTACCGGAGAAGTCAAGGTGAAGAAGCCACGTAAAAAACGTAAGCTTACCGAAGAACAAAAAGCTGTTCTTGTTGAGCGTATGAAAAAAGCTCGTGAAGCACGTGGTCCCGCTAAAAACTTGTCTATTGACGAGTCTATTCGCGACTTACCAGCTGAACACCCTCTCAACCCTAATAACGTAAAGGACTGGTTGAAATACCAGAAAGATATTCTTAAGTCCATGAAAGGTTTCAAGGACAGTAAGGATAAGAACGAGCGTCAAGCTTATTACGATACTGAAGCCTATGTCTTTAACTTACAAAGATACCTAGGTGACGGTGTATATCGTGACTTTCGTTATGGTGAAGAGAAGCAAAACAAAATTCGTCATCGTAGTGTAGCAATGGCATACTACCCAGATGGTACGCCTAAAAGAACAGTCGGTGTCTTTTATCCAGACCTCGGCGAAGAGTACACTCAAGAAATGGAAAATGAGGATAATGCAGCAAGAAAAAACGTTTCTAACAAAAAGCGACTTCGCAAAACTAATTGAAACTACAGTCCAAAGTCATAAGTCATCTTATATGGACGCAGTCATCTACCTCTGCGAAAAGAATGAGGTAGAACTTGAGGAAGTGAAAAAGTTTATTTCACCAATCATCAAGAATAAAATTGAAGCCGAGGCAATGAGATTAAACTTTTTACCACGGCAAAACAGTTTACCTATTGAGTAAACTAATATATAATAATCATATCATGAATAATGTGGATAATTCAGCAAATACAAATATACGGAGAAAAATATGTCTTTTGCAAATCTAAAACGTACACGTACCGACTTTTCGAAACTGGTCGCAGCAGCACAATCTGCAGGTGGAGAACAACAGAAAAAGAAATACGGTGATGATCGTATTTGGAAACCAACAGTGGATAAGGCTGGTAACGGCTATGCTATCCTACGGTTCCTTCCAGCTACTGAAGGCAATGAACTACCTTGGGTTCGCTATTGGGATCATGGTTTCAAAGGACCAACAGGTCAGTGGTACATCGAACGTTCATTGACATCGATTGGTCAACAGGATCCAGTATCTGAAATGAATACTCGCCTTTGGAACTCTGGTATCGAGTCTGATAAGGAAACAGTTCGTCAACGTAAGCGTCGTCTACATTATGTAGCCAATGTCTTGGTTGTGTCTGATCCTTCAGCTCCAGAGAATGAAGGTAAAGTATTCATGTATCAGTTCGGCAAGAAGATCTTTGATAAAATCATGGATCAGCTACAGCCCGAGTTTCCTGATGAAAAGCCAGTGGATCCATTCAACTTTTGGGAAGGTGCTGACTTTGTACTAAAGATCCGTCAGGTCGAAGGTTACCGTAACTATGATAAGTCAGAGTTCCGTGGACCAAGTCCTTTGTTTGATGGTGATGAGGAAAAGCTAGAAACAGTATACAACAAAGCATACGATCTATCTGAGTTCTCTGACCCTAAGAACTATAAGACATATGACGAACTTAAAACTAAGTTGGCTCAAGTTCTAGGTGAACAAGCACCTCGTACTGTCAAGGAAGAAATCGTACTGGACGATGAGATCCCTGAGTTTCCTGAGCGTACAGCACAGCCAGCTCCTATGGCTACTGCTGAAGCTACAATGGATACAGCCTCTACATCTGATGAAGAGGATACCATGAGCTACTTTGCTCGTTTAGCAAACGAAGATTAATTGCTATTAAAATACTGAGACACTGGATCCATAACGTCCATTGTCGGTGCGGCGGGGAGTAGATATGCTCCACCGCCGTTTCCATTTCCACCTCTGCCAGCTTCGTTAGTCGGTGCAGTATAATAATTATTAACAACACCACCAGCCTGTCTTTCTCTTACGCCTTCAGCTACCTCAGAGGTAGTAAGAGAAGATCCAGTTTGATTTGTTTTCTCAATTTCATTAGCTAACACCGAATCAGGATCTGTTTGAAGCAGATATTGTCTTCTTATAGCTTCTGTTTCTCCACCTAGCAATTCTAATTGACTTGGTGTTAATCGACTGGCTAAACTGCTAGCATCCATTTGAGTAAATGGCGTTAATGATTGTTGCATTAAATCATATTCTGCAGCTTGATTAGCTAAATCATTTGTACTTACTCCGGTCTGAGCAGTAGTTGGTTCAGCAGTTACACCAAAACTAATATTATCTTTTACCCAATCAGGAAGAAGATCATACACAGCATCTTTTATGTTTTGAGCTATTTGCCCAAGATCTGGTAACATATTAGAAAACCATTCAAAAAATCCAGTAGCCCAATCTACTACTTTAGTGGGAATAGAAGTAATTGTGTCGGTGAGAAGTGTAATCTTTTCGTTTGCAAGTGTAGTGAATGACGTCCAAGCTGCATCAACATTTGTTACAACATTGTTGTATGCATCAGTAAAGAAACCTGTTATTGAATTTTTGATGTTTGTAATACTATTTGAAATTGTGGTTTTCACTGAGTTGTAGATGTAGGGAATACTTCCTTCAGTTTCTGGGTTAGTAAAGAAATTTGAAAGATCGGTCCAAAAATTCTTGAGTGTATCAGTGAGTCCAGTCCACTTATCACTAACCCAAGTAGTAACACCGTTCCACACACCTAAGAGTTTAATCGTAAGCATATCAATAGTATTTGTTACTGCCCCTAAGAACGTTCCGTTTTCACCAAAATCAACTCCAAAGGTTTCAAGAATATTTGTAATTGCGCTATCAAATAAATTTTTAACTCCATTAAATAAAGAAGTTCCAATTTTTGATAGACCACTCTTCCAGTCTCCTCCAATCAAGTCTTCTATGCCATCTAACACACCAGCAATAGTTGTAGTAATATTTAAAAGATTTTCTAAAACAAAATCCTGAATATTCTTTTTCAAGTCTCCAAACCAGGTCTTTATCATAGTCACTGCGTTCATTAAGCCAGGATCTGCAGACAGTTCTTCAAACTTTTTTACGATCCCACTCCAAGTCTCTTTTATGGAATCCCATGCTTCGGATAACCCATCCATTGTTTTTTGAAAATTTTCATTTTCTCCAATATCTTTAAATAATGTATATAGTCCTCCAATTATTAAAGCAACTGGTCCACCTACCCTTAAAAATCTAGCAAGAGCTTTAATTGGTGTTAACAAAAATTTGAGAGGGCCGGACAAAATATTTCCAAGAAATGATCCAATTCCTGCAAAGATACCAGCATTAGCAGAATCACCAGTACCAGCCACAGTTGCGCCACTTGGTCTTAAACCAACTTTATTTTGAATTTCGCCTTTATCTTCTAAAGCCTGCAATCGTTCTGCTGAACTTTGGCCAGCCATCATATCAGTCAACAGCGCGCTCTGAACACCTTGTTGTTCGAGTATCTGTTCACTTATTTCATTTTGAGTTTTTAACTCTGAAACGATATTAGATAAAGTGGTCATGTTTTCTTATCCTTGGCGGAATTGTTGTTGCCGAGCAGCTTCTCTTTCTTGCTCGAGTTCTTGCGATAATAATGTAAGGTAAACCTCCCTCTCCCAAGGCATCATATTTTCAAGCTCCGTTAGTGATAATTTAAATGAATACATCAATCTAAAATTCACTTGATAGTAATTCACTAACGAATCATGTGAGAGGTTTACTAGAAAAAATCATTCATTCCTTTTAATGTTACTTCGTTTTCAGTTTGACACGATTCACAGGTAAAGTTTACATTATGTTTTAGTTGTGGCATATCTTGAATAAACTTCACCACTTGTTCGAATTGTGCAGCATTTAGATTATCAATAAAATCACTTACTGTATCACTAGACTCATCTGCAAATTTAATATTCTCGTCTTCACTCATCAAAGCATCTAAACAATTTGCAACCATTGCCATTATGGAATCTGTAGCAGATTCATTATTCATAACCTTTTCATCATGCAGCACCGACATATAGTTCGGATATTTCATTTTCAAAGTCCAAGTATCATTTAGTTTAATCATATTGTTGTTTTTATTTTGAACATCAATTTTTACATCTTCTAAATTAACACTGATTTCGTTTGTATGTTCACATTCTTTACACTTAATTCCAACGTTAGATCTTTCGCCAACTGACTTGGCTCTCATCTGTGTAAAAATATATTCAACATCAAACGTAGTCAATTTGTTTACATCAATATCAGATGCACAAGATTGAATTGTATTCACCACAGCATTCAGAATTTGTTTCTGGTCCTGTGTTTCCATAGCAATTAAAAGAACCTTTTGTTCTTTTGTCAAAAATGGCCTAAATGAGATTTTCTTTCCAGTGGATGGAATTGTAAGCTCATGATCAGGCGTTTCATTAATCTTAGGTAGTGCCATAACTATATCATCCTTTAGTTAAAAATTCGTGTCAGTACTGTCCCTAATGCAGTTTCAATAAAGTTTCCGATTGGACTTTGGTCAGTAAAGTTTGAGGTCCACTTTGTATATGACAATTGAACTCTCAGCTCTATTAATCCGTCCAGTTCGTTATTCAGTGGTATCGCTTCCATTGTTACAGGGAAAGCGTTATATAGTTCACATGAATAAATTTTATCTTCACCAGTCAAGAAGTCTAGATTGAACTCACCCTG